CACGAATTACCGTTGCGACTTTATCAGCAGCGACCGCGAAGCCGCCGCGTTTGTGATGGCTCTCGATGAACTCAACCACAAGCACAACGCCCCCGAAATGGTTCCCAGCGTCCAACAGCTCGACTTTGCAAGCATCGCCGCCGGTGTGCTGGCATGATTCCAGCGCGGACACTCTAGCCGGGTTGCACCGCACAAAGCAGCCCAGCCCCACACCCCGCCGGGGTGAATCACGAAAACGAAAAGGAGATTATACCATGACCGCCAACGAAGAGAAGAACGAACTTGTTGTTGTGGATGTTCCCAACGTCCAGATCTACGCTTTCACCGTGTCCGGCTGGCCCACGCCCCGCACCGCCGAAGAGGTGTTGAATGCCGCCCGGAAGAGCACCGCCGAAAGCATCCAGCGGATCACCCAGATCATCGAGTCCGGCGACTACGAAAGCGACCGGGGATATTGGGAAAGCCGCCTTGCGCAAGAAAAGGCCCGCTCTTATGCCGTCATGACCTACGGCGAATGGCTGGACTTTGAGCGGGAAAAGCTGCTCACCCCGGAAATGGTCGAGATCACGAAACAGGACTATGAGAACGCGCTGAACGTGTTGCCGCCGCGCAACTGGCACACCCGGAACAACATCGAAGAGTTTTGCAGCCGGGAAATGTACAGCGGCACTTACACCACGCAATATGCGTTCCAGCTTGTAACGGGCCGCTACTTTGCGAAAATGGTTGATTGCGCCGACTCTTCCACATGGTTGAGCACGATTTTAGCCCAGCAGTGAAACGGATACCTTGACGGGCCGCACCGAACGAAAAGCGACCCGATCCCACACCCCGCCGGGGTGAATCCAACACGAAAAGGAGAACGAACCATGACGACCCCGAACGATAGCCGGGACTTTTACCCCACCCCGGACAATCTCGCGTGGGAAATGGCTTACAGTCTGCAAAGCACAAAATACGGCTGGAAGCACCTACCGCAGCCCATCCTTGAACCCTCTGCCGGTGACGGCGCACTGGCCCGCCAGATTCACGCCATTGCAGATATTCGGCACGATCCCAAAACGGGAGAGCTTGACCGTTACAGCACGAGCAAGGCGAAAGAGTTTGATCTTGACTGTGTGGAACTGTCCAGCGACTTCCGCGCCAAACTGAAGAAAGACGGTTTCCGCGTGGTGCATGACGATTTTCTCACGTTCCGCCCCGCGAAGAAATACGCGGCGATCATCATGAACCCGCCTTTTTCCGCCGGTGCTGCTCACTTGCTCAAGGCTTTAGAGATCATGAAAGACGGCGGCAAAATCCGCTGTCTGCTCAACGCCGAAACGATCCGCAATCCCTACACGAACGAGCGGAAAGAGCTGGCGCAGAAGCTAAACGAACTCAACGCCCAGATCAAATACATCCCGGACGCTTTCAAGAACGCCCGCCGCGCCGCCCGCGTTGAAGTGGCGTTGATCTCCGTTGACATTCCCGACAAGGAGTCAGTAAGCAAAATCCGGTTGGAACTCAACAACGAAATGACCGACCACATGAAAGCTGATCCGCAGCTTGCCGCGCTGGTGTCTGCTGATCCCATCGCCGCCGCGGTGGAACGGTACAACGCAGCCGCCGAGGGCATCCGCCGTATCTACGAAGAGTACAACGGAATCAAGAGCCTGTTTTCTGCTGCTACCGCAGACGACAAGGAAACCGAAGTGCTGAACTTCAACAAGAGCTATAACGAAGCGATCCGCAGCTTGCGCGGCTTGTACTGGCAAAAGCTCTTTGACCTGCCCCAAATCCGGGACAACTTAACCAGAGCGATGCAAGACGAATATCACAACCGCGTTTCCGAACTGGTTGACTACGATTTCAGCCCTTACAACATCCTCACGATCCGGGAAGAAATGTCCGCCAACATCGTGCAGGGCATCGAAAGCGAGATCGTGGAACTGTTCGACGACTGGACGAATCTGCACTACAATTCCGAATACTCGAAGAACGTCCACTACTACAACGGCTGGTGTACGAACGAAGCGTACAAAGTCGGCAAGAAAGTGATTTTCCGGTGTCAAGCGTTCAGCGATTGGTCTGGGCGGTTTGAACCCAGTTGGAACGCGGAAAGCTGCCTGTCACGAATTGAACGCACCTTGCACTATCTGGACACGAACGGCAAGAAGTACAACGGTGATGATCTCCGGGCCACGCTGAAAGCTGCCGGGGAAGCCGGACAGAGCCAGAAAGTGCAATTCCACTACTTCACCGCCACGTTTTACAAAAAAGGCACTTGCCACATTGAGTTTTCAAATGACGACATTTTGAAGTCATTTAACCTGTTCGCCAGCCAGAAGAAAGGATGGTTGCCGCCGTCCTACGGCAAGAAAGCCTATCACGACATGAGCAAGGCAGAGCAGAAGATCGTGGACAGCTACGAGGGCGAAGCGAGTTACACAGACACCCTTGCACGGCATCTGATCCCCACGAAAGCCACGCTTTTACAGCTCAACGCATAAAACGGATACTCTAGCCGGGTTGCACCGTAAAGCAGCCCAGCCCCAGCCGCAAGGCTACCACGAAACGAAAAGGAGATACAAACCATGCGTGAATACGATCCGAACCACCGGTATCAAGTTATCACCTGCGCTTCCGCCGATTTCACCGATGAAGATATGAGTTTCCGCACCGTCGCCGAAGCCCGTACACGAATTGCCTATCTTGTCAAGGAGTATGCGGCAGACGGGCGCGATCTGGACGGAGCCGCGATTTTCGACCGCAAAACGAACTGCTGCACCCACCTTTTCGGGTGTGCGATGCTGTCCGCGTTCTCCGTCGAAGTTGCTGCACGTTCCACGCCCCGCAGATACCCCGGTATGCCTGCGGCCAGCACGATTTACTACTTCATCTACTGCAAAGGCCCCGGAGATCAGCATTTCACCCTCTGCGACCCGTGGGGCGGTAGGCGCGGCATGAACAAGGTTTTTGCGCCCCGGTTCACGAAAGATCAGGCGGACAAGTTTGTTGCACAAATGACCGAACGAAACCCCGGCTTTACTTTTCAGCGGCGACCGGCCCGCTGAATTTCCGCTCCCGGTTCCCCGCCGGGGCTTTTTGTGTTATACTTTCATCAACGAATTTTCTATTTTTCGTGCCAGAGATTGAACTGTGCTTTACAAAATGCGTAAAAAGGAGGTCTTTTTGTGAACGAAGCCCAGTTTTTCGCGCCTTGGCGTGTTGTCGCCGAATTTGCCGACGATTCCCGCCTGACCTTTGACGGATTCACCGAAGAGCAAGCCCGCGCAGCTATGGAAGCCGCCCAGAACGAACATGGCGACATTGCGTGGTGGGATCATGTAACCGATGTAAATTACAGCGACGGCCAGTATTACAAGACGCTCCGCCAGCCGCCCACGGTTCATGTGGTAGATTTTTCCGGCTATGACGGCCCGCTGGATGAAAACGGTTTTCCGGTCGGTCTGCCGAACGAGATCAGCGAATACATGAAACAGCAGGGTGAGCCGCCCACCGTTCCGAAGATCATCTTCAAGAAGAACGAACCGAAAGGGGACAACGAAACATGACCAGCGAAACCAACGAATTTGTCCGCCAGCTCTTGAACCAGATGCAGGAAGAAATGACTAAAGAATACTTCAAGCAGGAAAGCACGACTTCCACCGAACGGTTAAAGGTGCTGGAAGCGGATGCAAAAATGCGGCTCTGCACCGTTCATCACCTTGCGCCGGAGAACGTCGATGTTTCCGGCCACGAAACCAGCCCCGGCACTTACACTTTCACCGTCACCGAACGAATCCCGGTCAGTACGTTCACGATTCCCACGAATTGAACACGAATTTCTTCCATCCCCTGCGGACATCCCGCCGGGGATTTTCTTTTCTCGTTTTGTTGCTTTTATTCGCGTTTTGCGCTATCATTGAAGTGGAGATTTTGCGCCAGCCGGGAACGCCCCGGCCACACGCAAAAAAGAACATAACGAGGTGAAAATATGTGTCGTAATGTTACCCCCCCCCCGACGAAAATAGGGTTCCAGAATGGGTGAACCACATTCCCACCGTTTCGGACGGCCCGCTGCTCAAAAGCTACCTTGCCGCCCTCAAAGCCGACATGACACCGACCTGCATTGACGGTCAGACCGGCTATTTCAGCAGTAGACACGGCAACTACGTTGTCACGCTGGACGTGCCGAACGGCTGTGTTTGCGGTAGCCACACCCGGCCTTGCAAGCACCAGTACCGCCTTGCAATGGAGCTTAATCTTATGCCCGGTGATTTCATCCACGATCCCAGCAAAATCAAGTACAAGCTGGACGGCGTAGATTTTGAAACTGCTGTTGACCGCATCGAGCAGCTTCCCGCCACGGCACAAAAAGAGCTGTTCGGCATCCTGTCCAGCCTGTTCAATGGCAAGGTGTACAGCGGCACTCTTTCAGAGGATTCCGCCCGCGCTCTTGTTGGCGGCAACGTGCTTTTGTGGATTGACGATCCCGCCGGGTATCGGCTCTGCACCGATCTGGACAAAAGCTCTTTCATGCTAGACAAGTACCTGCGTCGGAAATTCGACTTTGACATTTACTTTGACCCCTATAACCGTGGCACATTCTCTGTTCCGCACGGCTGCACCGCCGTCTATGACGAGGACGATCCCGGCCACCCCTACACCGTGACCGCGCCGGATCGCACCGAACAGGACAAGAAGATCAACGCCATGCTTCAAAAGCATCACTGTGACCCGCTGGACGGCTTCACAGTGCGTTTTGGTGAGTGATAATATAAACTAACGCCCTCGACGGAGTTACCCGCCGAGGGCGTTCTATTTTGGCGTATTCGCAAGTTTGTTTTTCTGAGCGGTTCGGAGGATTTGCGGAAGCGGTTCATCGCACACGCGCATAGAGCTTTACCAACTTGCCTTTATAGACAGCTTTCCGGGCTGTTCCCTTGCCCGCTGTCCGGGCGACTGTTTCTGCCGGTTCTGATAGATTTTCTATCACTTTCCCGGCATACCCAGCATATCGGCCCTTTTAATCGCGCGCGTCATACGCGCGGGAGAGGATTTCTTCGATCATGGGAATTTCATCGAACATCCCGCCCAGAACGACCAGAGCCGCGTCTTTCCACCTCTGCGCGGTGATCTTCTTTTTGCCGATGGAAATAGCAATGCTTTCCCACGTTTTTTGTAACGACCGGTCGGCGTAGACATACCGCCCTTTCAGGATCGTTTTGTAATCATCGTTCAGCCGGTCTAATTTCTGCCGGATTTCCTGTAAATCCGACTTCAACACGACCCGCCGGACGATCAGCTCATTTTCCCGGTTCTGGTATGCTTCGTTGTCGGCCAGCTTGACGGCAAGGGACGCGGTGCTGTCGCCGGGTGTGCTGCCATGTGGCATCCCGTCCATCGCAAGGCCCTTGATCGGGCTGTATCGGTCTTGCAGCTCGGCCAGCTCCATGTTGACACTATCAAGCTGCTTCTCGATCTTGCCATAGTAGAGCAAAATCTGTTCAGTGTCTTTTTTCTGCATCCGCGTTTATCCTCCTGCCTGTCAGCTCTCAGATTTCTTTCCCGAAGATCGGCTTCGCGCCGGGTTCTTCGTCTATCGCCGCTTCAATGCCCGTTGCCTGTTCATAGCACTGGGCCATTTTGTAGTAGGCCACATATTCGCCGTCTTTCGACCATTCAAGGAACTGCCGGAAGTTGCCCTGTATCTCTTTCAGGGCGGCGGCGATTTCTTCTGTGGTGTAGCCCAGACCGTCCATGACCTCGACAAAGAACCGGGCCACAAGATCACCCGCGCCGCGGCGTTCATAGAGCTGCACCCTCTCCCACTCTTTGCGCGGCCACTTCTCGACCGGCAGGGTGAAGTCCTCTTTCATCTTGGGGGCCGTGCGCTTGCGCAGATTTTCCCGTGCTTTCAGTGTGCCGTACACGTTGGTTTCCAGCGTGTACACCTCGCTCCGCCGGATAAGCTCTGCCTGCCAGCGTTCCACCCCGTCCCGATCAAGGTCGAAAAGATTCTGCGCAGCAATGATGGCGCAGTACGTCACCACCTGCCCCACAGCGGCCCGGTTGAGCTTCATGTTCTTCATGGTGTCGCCCTTTGCGACCACGCAGCGGTTGACAGCCTTTTCGTACATCATCTTCCGCACTTCAACAGGCGGCATAGATTTTCCCATGTTCTTCATCCTTTCTGTTTTGCAAGACTCTTCCACGCTTTGACCTCTGCCGCCGTGTCTGCGGTGATATGCTCGATGAAATGCCAGCCCCGCGGCTCGGCCACAAGGTCAATGAACATCCGGCGACGGTGTATGTAATCGCGCTGCTGCCGCCGGACAAACTTCGATTTCACTTCGACGGCTTCAACCGTGCCGTCTGCATAGGTCAGCACAAAATCCGGGGTATAATGCACCGCCGGGAGTTTCACCGTGTCATACTCTTTTTCTGGCAGGAGCAGGAACGTGCGGTGCAGCTCCACTTTCACGATCTTCCCGGTCTGCACTTTGGGCAGAATCGTCCCCATGTAATATTCGTACTCGCCCCGGCTGTCAAAGTCCATGCCGATTTTTTCAGCGGTGGCAACTGCGGCGGGGACAGACTGCGGCAAGGCGCACTTTCCCCGGCTTCTGGCCGCGATCTGTGCTTCTGCCTGCGCCCGGTATCTAGGCGGCAGGTCGTCCAGCGTCAAACGGTTCAAGGCTGATTCCTCCTATTCCTCCGCTGTTCCGGCTTGCGGTACAGGCGCACGATCAGGTGGCGGGTGGCGTTGCCGGTTATGATGCACTCGCACCGGTGCAGGGTATAGCCGGGGTACATCCTCTCCCAGTAGTCTCGATCTTCCAGCCGGTTCTCGCAAACGTCTTTCAGCCGGGTGCGGCTCATTTTCCCGTCATTTGGGCGCGGCATCTTCGGTGGTTTCAGCCCGCGGCTCTGCCGCCAGTGACGTTTGCAGCGCACGTTCTTGGTGATGTACTTTGCGAGGGATTCAATGCTGTTGTGGTCAAACTCCAATGGCTCGCACCGCGATCTGCCGCGCTTACCCCATGCCTTTTCAACCATTTCACGGGTCAGCCCCGCCGGGTGGGACATGATAACATGATGATGGTGACGGCCCAGCGGCTTGTCCCCGTCCATCGTGCAGTATTCCGAAACCACAATCCACTTCGGGTGTTCGATTCCGTTTTTGTCGCAGATACGGTACAATGCTTTGATGGCATTGGAAAAATCCCGGTCGGCACGTTGCAGATCACCGGGCGCGGGGTGGTGTTCTTCGTTGTAGGTGTATGTAACGGAATAGTCACCGGGTCGGAAGTTCCGATTTGCCAGCAGTTCCAAATACCGACCACTCTTGCGCAGATTATACGATTCCTTGGCAATGCTGGTGGCAAGCTCTTTCTTTCTCCGGGTGCTGGCCTTGTGCTGCTGCTCTGTCACCTCGAAGAAGTCCACCTGCATAGAGGGGGCCGTGGCATAATTCATACCGCAGATAAATTTCTGTTCCCGAACTCTAAAGCCGCCGGTCATATTCTCCACGTCCTCCTTTCCGCAAACGTCATGGAATTTTCTTAATCATGGGCCACAAACACGAGAGGGGGAACGATGCAGAGGGGAAACACCGGGCCGCGTTCCCTTTGCTCTCTATCCCGGTAGGCTGCTGTAACGCCGCCCTCGTTTTCCCTCTGCACTCCCTTTCCCCGCTGGAGGTAAGCGCATCTCTCCGCGCTCTTCTCTCTGTGTGTCCCTTAGTTTATCTACGGTATACAAGCCCCTTGCCGCCTCGTCAGGGCGGCAATTTAACGACGGGTTTCCTATATAATATAGATAGGGGCTTTGGCGGGTCGCTCAGACAAGCGACATGATCCACTCTGTCAGGTTTTGCAGCAGCACCGACAGCAGGTTTGACAACACAATGCCGACACACAGCCACCAGAGGGCGATTGCGGCCAGTCTGCGGATTTCCGCCGGTTCAAGTTTTTTCATTTTGCTCTTTCCTTTCTTCCCATGCAGGGCAGGTATTTTCCGGGTCAGTGAAGTTCGCCCGGTACTCAGAATTTCCGTTGAAGCACACCCATGTATAGCCGTCATGCCATGCACAGGTGCAACATTCTTTTTTCATGTTCTGCGCCTTTCTTCTATAATTGAACCGCACGCTGGACAAAAACTCCCGGCGCAATCGTCCAAACGGTGATCGCAGTTAGAGCAAAACGGCACTGTGTATTCTTCGAGTTTCAAAACCCGCTGTGTATAAACCGGCTTTCCATCGTACAAACACTCGTTTGTCGGAACAGGATCATATACGACAAACTGCTTGGGCCGTTTTCTCCATGCGATGTGCGCCACCGGGCGCACCCCCTCCGGGGCGACCCTCGGTGCGCTCTCGACCACGCACATGATCTGTTCCACTTCATCTTCCATATCCGGGTTACTTTCGCCGCCCAAAATTTCAGGCACGTTCTCCCGGATTCTCCGAAGCAGCTCTTCCGTGTTGGTAAACTGTTCCATCTCAATTCCTCCCAGCTTTCAGCGCACATTCCGAGCAAACAAACTTCATATCCGGGTTGACCCGCAAAACCAGCTTCGCGTTGTTGGTCGGATACCAGCACTCCCGGCCACACTCCGGGCAGGTTTTCAGTTTCCAATCTGCCGTCCGCGGGTGCGGGACGTTCTTTTTCAGCGGCATTATGCCGATTACCTGTAAGACGCTACCCATGATCTTCACCTTTTTCTTTCAGTTTCAGCTCTATTTTCGGCTGCGGCTGATCGCTGCGGTTCAACGGTGCATAATAGCTGACGCACCCTGCAACGCCGTCCGGGTTGTCGTGCCACGACAGCGCGTGTCGAATTACCAGCCATACAATTTCCGCTCTGTACGGAATTTTCATCACATCCGAAATTGGAGCAGGGAGAACGCAACGGTTATACAGCTTTTCCATTTCCTCCCGCATGGTATCCCGCCGATGCAGGGCAACGTCAAAAGCATTCTCCCGCTGCTCGTTCGTCTCATACACATTGTTTTCCAGATCAGAATAAAATTTTTCCATGCAGAGATCGTCGGCCATATCCCAGAACTGGCCCATGTGCAACCTCAGATACCACTCACAGGCGGTCTTTACCGCTTCCGCCACCGGTCTGCTCATGGTGATTGTCACCGTTTCCACTTCCGGCACGGTTTTCTTTTTCTTCTCCATGACTATCCTCCCTTGCGCCGGGCCAGTTGTTCCGCTGTCCGTGTTCAAACTTCTTCGCCATTGCCGCTACCTGAATAGCTTCAACGGCCAGATTGATAGCCGCTTCCCGGACAACATTCTGTCCCTCATGCGGACTTGCGAACTGGCGGAAGCGTTTGTTCGCTTCTGCCAGTTCCTTGTTTACCAGACGACGAACATCTTTTCTTACTGCGTCCATTATTTTTTCTCCGTTTCCAAATTTTCAAGTTCTTCTTTTGGCACTTCAATTACCGGCCCTGCAAACGCAAATGGAATAAATGCCGGGTGCTGCATTTCTGCATAAAATTTACCTTTTTGCACAGCTTCTTCCCAGCTTTTCGCCGCGATTCTATAACCAACTACCGGTGCTGGTCCCGGTGAATCTATGTGCTCTGTCCCGCTAAACATCACATCGTATTCTTTCTCGACCGTCGGTTCTTTCTCGATCAACTCCACCACGGCCAGCATTGCTTCCTGATATGCGAGAAATTCCTTGCCTTCATATCCGCAGCCTTTTCCCGTTGTGTCGATTTGTTCCAACAAATGCTGCTTATTTATCATTTCGGCCATGTTTCTTCTCCTGCCATCACCCTTCTTGCACAAAACTGGTTATAGCAGTCCTTGCACGAATACCGCTTCCAGACAATTCCGTCAGTGTTTTCTTCTCCACAATAGACCATTGGCCTACCGCAATTCTGACATATCGGCCACTTTGGAGCAGGGCGCGGAACCACATTTGCCGCCGGTTCCTTTTCCAGAACAGACACAACACCGTCATAGATTTGAGATATTCTGATTTCCGGCGCGGGACCGGTTGAAAACGGATTGCTCGCCGCTTCCGCGACTTCTCTTCTTTTCTCGCATTTTAGCCGTTCGATCAGCTTCGTTGCGTTGATGTATTTATCTTGCATTTTTCTTCCTCCGTTCAGAAACTGTCTATGTCGTCCAGCAAGTTACCGATCAACCAGTTGCCAGCCTTTACAGCAGCGTTCAGCCAGTAACTCGCCCATTGCGTAACGCCAACGGTCGTTCTGTGCAGAATCGACTTTTCGCTTTGCTCCTTTAGCTCCTTTTTTTCCTCGATTCTAGTCGTGCTCAAATATCTGTAACTCTCTTTGAGATTCCGGTTATCCTCCCGTAATTCAAAATTTTCAGCCGCTATTCTGTTCACGGCTTCTTCAAGAGCTTTATTTCTCTCGGCCAAAAATTCAGCATCTTCGGCGGTATACGGCGGACACATAACTCTGACGTAAAATTCTGGTCTACCTCTCATTCTGTGTCCTCCTTGTCGTTTAATTTGAACCCCAGAAAATCAGCAACGCCATAATTTCCACCACCGCAGGAATGACATTCGTAGAGCGTCGGTTCCATTACCTCTTCCGGCTTTTTCTGGCGGACAGCCCGATACATTACGCCCATTACAAACTGCTGGTTTCCTTTCTCTCCGCCGGTGGAGCACTCCACATACTCTTTTCCGCACAGGCGGCACTTGTACATAGCGTCAAGCCTTTTCATCGTCTGCTTCGTCCTCCGCTTCAAGTGCTTTCGGTGCTTCTATGCGGTACGGCAGATAGGCCGGTGTTTCCTGCCTATGGCGGTTTGCGTTGCTTCTTGCTCTGCTGCACCGCAGCATGACTAAGTATTTCGGCATTGTCCTTTCCTCCTGTTGTTTTCGGGCATTTCCGGGCTTGAACCGGTAGGGGCCTGTCCCCATGCTCATAGAATGGAGCCGCCGCGCCGGGCGGCTCCGGTAGGAGAAAATCAGTTGATCCCGTTGATGATGGGAATACTGCCATCACCGCCAACGTATGTAGGCAGTTCGCCATTCCAGAGGGAATCGACGTTTGTGATCCGGTAGTACTCCAGCAAATTGCTATTCAGGCTGTCATTGAGGGCGCGGTTTGCTTCCGCTTTCTTTTCGGCAACGTACAGCTCCGCGTCCGCCGCAACCTTGGATTTCTCCGCTTCGGCGTTGGCCGCAATCAGATCAGCGTCCGCCGTGGCCTGTGCTTCAACACGGCGTTTCTCCGCATCGGTTTCCGCCTTTTCCTTTTCCTGCTGGGCCTTTACTTTGGCTTCAACGGCATCCGTAAAGGTATCGGTGAAGTCGAAGTTGGTGACGCTGATATACTGCAAGTCAATGTTGTACTCTGCCAGTACTTCCCGCAGCTTCGTGTCCATCTGTGATGCAACGGCATCCCGGTTCGAGATAAGACTGCTTGCATCGTAGTGGGCGACCACGGCCTTGACCGTTTCCTGCACACGGGGAGTAATCAGAGTGTCCTCGTACTTCTTGCCGACCGACTTGTAAATCGTCATGGCATTCTGCTGGTTGATCCGGTAGCCAACGGCAACGCTCGTGGCGACTTCCTGAATGTCAGAACTGAACGCCGATAAATCCATGTTCATTTCCTGAACACGATTATCCATCTTGACGATAGACTGCCACGGTGACTTGAACACAACACCAGCGTCCTTTGTGCCATCTTCGACTTTGCCGAACGTGGTCACAATGCCTGTGTAGCCGGTGGGAACGTAGGACACACAGGACACACCGATCAGGATAACGGCGACCACGCCGGGAATAAATGCTGCGGCCTTGCCCTCTTCGGACAGGAGCAGGACGGCCAGCGCAACCAGCGCGGCTACCACTCCGATGATGAAAAAGATCATATTTCCTCGCTTTCGCTCATGTGCTTATGTACGGGCGAAAGCTGTGGTGGGGTCCGATCTGGGTAGGTTTGGTTTCCAGTGGTTTATAAAAAGCTCACCTGCCCCTCAATGTTTTTCTTCTTCGGTTCTCTCGGTCTATACTTTTTGTTCTCGTCCAGAACGTCCACCGGGTTGAACTCAAAGTGCTTGCACTTGTTCGGATTTCTTATCTGCTTGCCCTCTCGCATTTCGTCTTTTGCTTCGCAGTAAATCAAATCGTCGTCATTCAGAACCGCCAGAGAACAATACCGGCAATACTGTGTCACTCTTTGCCCTCCGTAAAAATATCAGTGTACTTCGTGTACACCTTGCCATTATGGAAGTAGAGGTTATAATCGCACTGGGTAATGTACCACCAGAGCTTCTTGTGATACTCCGTCAGCAAATCGTGGAGGTGGTAGGTTTCCTTGTAGTTTTCATTTACCCGCTGGCGGAAAGAAAGTTCGTCAATCTCTTTGCTGCCCGCCACATAACCGGCGATGAAAAGCACATCCTGTTCGGTCATATTGTCGTCAACTACAAATACCACGCGGACTATCTCACCGAACTTTCTTTTAACGTGGAGCAGATCGTCGAATTTATGGACGTGGTACACCACCCGTTCAAACCAATTAAGCGGGAAGTCTTGCACTTCCGGGCTATCCGGGAGATAGCTCGTGTGCATTTCCAACTTGACGTTTCGCCGTTCCGCCGTGTGGAAAAGACCCTCGTAGAATGACCAATGATCTTTCCAATGAAACAGCGGATCGCCACCACCGGACACCGAAACCCACTCCGGCCTTTCCTTGCAGAGCACCTTGTTGAGCGGTTCCTGTGTGCTGAAATTGTCCGTTTCGCTCATTTTCAGCCCATTGTTTCTTACGATGCACTCCGGGCAGGTGTAATGACAGCCAAAGTTCGTAATGATGCTGACATACTTTCCGGGGTTTGCGTTGACGCTACGCATCGGCATAACTGCTTTTTCATTTTTCATCTTGTTCACCTATTTCATTGCCCCATGCGTCCCATCCGGGCGACCGCTGGCGGGCAAAAAGTTCTATCCTCGGCACGTCGCCCAGCAGTTCTACAATCCGCCGTCTTGTTTCTTCTGGCTTCTTGCTATGTTCCTCTACCGGGGACTCTATAACTTGATGTACTGCATGGCTCTTGATCTGCGCCGCTGGCTTGAATCCGGGCGTTACTCCCAGCAGACAAATCTCGGCGTTCGCTCGTGTATACGCTCCCATGCCCCAAAAGTTTGTGTTGCTCTTCCGGTTCTTCTTGATCCACACAAAGGCACAGGTCTTGTACTCGAAACCCCATGCTTCCATGACGCGCAGGGCATCAGCTATCTGTGGGAATGTCGCCCACATGAAGCACACCGCCCCCCCCCGCAAGTTTTTTAACCGGCAGGGTGCATATATCATCCGTCGTCATGGTGTTATAATGCTGCGCGGCATTGCCCCGGCTCTTTGGGCCGGTTCCACACTGGCGATATGACCACGGAGGATCAGCATAGATCACGGCGTATTTTTTATCTGGCAAATTCATTTGTTTTTCCTCTGGTAGCAGGTAGCACTCCGCAGGATGCAGGTCGTGTCCGCGATCACCGCTTTGTCGTCCCAGTATTCATCTGCGCCAACTTTGCGGGAATCGCTGCCCCACGCTTCGATCCACTCCGGCAAGCTCTGATTCACGGTATCAAAGTTCAGGCCCCACTCTTTGCAGGCTGCAATAGCTGCGTCCAGTTCCTTGCCCGCCCTGCAAGTCCACAGGATCAGGCCAGCACCCGCCTCCTGTTCTTTCTTGGCTTCCTCGATAACGTGCCAGTTTGGTTCCCCGATCTCTGGGTATTTGCTCTGACAAATGCACCCGTCAAAATCAATGGCTATCGCCCTGCGCATTTCGTCCACCCTTTCTTTTTCTGTTCAGTTCAGCAAGGTACTGTTTCCGAACATGGATTGCGATGTGCTGCGGCAAGTAATTGCGGTAAATCTGCGCACAGCCCTGAAACTTGTAGGCGTTGTGCGCGATTATCAGAACTCTTATCCCCAGCATCCTTTCTTTTTCCCGCGCTTCCATCATTCCTAAGATCATTTTTGCAAAATCTTCATCTTTCATTTTCTGTCTTTCTATCCCCATTGTTCGGACATTGCATTTGCAACACCCGTAAATGTTTTTGCTCTGTTCTTGGCCCGGTCAGTCGTAAACACCCCTTTGTGTTGTTGTCCATGCTTTTTGCTGTAAGAGCCAGACGGACACCATGTTGCAACCGGTGTCACAATGTCTGTTGGAAACAGCGGTGGCAAATTTTTTAGCCAAAGGCAGGTCTTTTTACTGTACGGGTGTCCATACTCATACGGCTGTATCGTTTGTGTGTACTGCGGCAGGCAGAAAACGCGACTTGGGATCGGATTTTCTATGCAAATCCGTGGAACATCCGCCCACCAGAAGCGCATAAAAAGATCGCGGCCCTCAATTCCTTTCATGACACGATCTGCTTGAAGCACATGACCTTTCCAAAGGTGTCTTGCCCCTGCGTTGCTCAGATATGTACAAGGCGGGTGCGCAATGAGCAAATCCCACGCATCAATATAATGTCCCTTGTCGTTCATTGTGACGATTTGCCCCCCCCCCGCAGAGCGGTTACAGCATCGCCCAGAATGTGCCACTCCGGGTGTCCGCCGGACGGCTCTTGAATATCGCACGAATACGCTTCATGCCCCCTGCGCCGAAAAGCCTTGCACACTTCTTGACTTTCCTCGCAGGCTATGAGAACTTTCATCGCTCACCCTCCAAGTTTCGGATCAGGGCATTCCCACTTGTAGTCCTTAAATTGGATCAGCCGATACGTTGCGATCTCGCCCTCTACGATCTCGATTTCCTTGTTGAACTCCATGCCCATTTCATAGCCGTACACTCTAAAATCCAAGTTGTACTTTTGGGACATTTCAATATAGGGTTGCTCTTCGATATTCCATGCAGCTTTCATGTTCACAATGAGGATCGACTTCTTGCCCTCTTCGCAGAAGTCCACATACTCGCCTTTTTCTATGAAGTTTCTTCTCGTCCCCTCGATATGAGCACTCTTGTCTACATACAGGTACATTTCTTCGCTGTCGGGGTCGTGCTCAAATCGAACAGCACCCTCTACAAGCTCCGTGTGTGCGCCGTCGCCCAGCCAGTTCGTAGTGTAGCAATGCAGACATTCCTCCACCCACCGCTTAATATCTTCTGGTTTTCCGCGGATTTTCAGTTTTCCCTCTACCCAGTTCGGCATAATTCATTCTCCTTTCAAAATCCACACCCGATGCTCACCGTACCCGCTCCACGACAGCGCGTTCTCATGGGTATCAACAGCAACATCAAGGTGCGTTCCCTGCACTCCCGCGCCCTTGTCCTGCACAATGCGGATGCCCACATTCTCAATGTACAGAACCGTTCCATACGGAAAGATTGACTGATCTGCCGCCACGGTCACACCCGCCTGTATCGGCTGGCCGCTGGCTGTGATTCTATGGCCCTCCCCGCAGATATGCGGGTATTGCTCTGTGCAATAGGCCGTGCAGAAAAACACTCCTGCATCTTCCAGCTCAACTTTCCCATCGGCCAGAGCATCGAGACGAAGCTGCATAGAATCTATAACCTCTTCGTCCTCTACTGCCCGTTCGATCCAGTGCTGCGCCCGGCTTGCGTAAATGTCCCGCTGCGTTTCAAGGTCAGCGATCCGGCTCTTCAGCACACCAGCCTTTGCGCAGTTGATAATTTCAGCAGCACAGACCAGAACCAGAATCGCTTTATTTCTTCTTGTCACTATTCCACCTCTTTGGATTTGACCGCCAGCCACCACAGCGCGGCGTGAAGTGCATACTTCGGGCAAGCCTGAACCGTTACCATGCCTGCCACAATCGGAATCGCTTCTTCGATTTCCTCTTTCTTCGGCATCGACGCAAGATCAAACCTTGCCCGTGCCACCTTTTCCAGAACCCTGATTGCATCAACGTACAGCACGTTCTTGACCTCCTATTTGATTTTTTCTATCCTCGTCACGGTTATCTTTTCATACTCGTGACGGTGGAACTTTTGGATTTTTCGGCGGGCGTTGTACTCGGCTTCGCTCTCGCCCCAGCCGTTGACGCGGATCGTGTGTACATCCGTTTCGTCAGCGGTGCAGCAGACGACAACCACTTTGTATCTCTGCATCGGCTTTCTCCGTTCATATTTCTTGTGCGGATGGTCGGGATCGAACCGACCTTTCGGCTCAGAGTAACAGGGGAGCCGTTCTTCTCCATTGTGCATCCGCATAATAGACACCCGCCGCCCTGCTGAACTCTAAGAAAGACAGGGCGTCGGGGCGGGCCGATCTACCAAATCAGCCCTACCACCTTTGGCTTGGGTGGATCGGACAAGGCATTTCTGCGCTCATGCCGCGGGCATACCTTTCAACCTCCGTCGTTGTCATGCAGGTATGGCTTGACGCTTCGCGCCTGCCGGTGCAGTCCGGCTTCCATGATTTCAAGCAAATCAGGTGCGGACGGGGTTCGGCCCCGCTTGCGGTGGTCGGTCGCGCATCCAACCGCCCCGCACCACATATAAAAAAGCCGCCCCGCTGACGCGGCGCAGGGCGGCTTGTTTACCTCGAAAGATGTTTTGTATCAGCAGCACCCTTGTTGGTTTTCTCGTAATGCTCACAGTTCAGGTTGTACCCATCACACGGCGCACACTTCGCAGCCGTGATCCTGAACGTGTGGCGACACTGTTCGCTCTTGCGAACTTCCTTTATGGTGGGGCTTCTGTTATGTATCTTCATGTTCTTTACTGCTTTCCAAAAATAGACTTGAGTATCTCTTTCAGCGCACTCTCGTCCCGAACGGCATTGAAGCCGCCGCTCATATCGAATGCGTCCGTGCCTTTCTCGAACTCCGCCTTACGCCGCATCGCCATAATGCGAATGGTGCCCACGATTGCCCTCTCCATCGCATCTACCGCTTCTGCGTCGTTAAGGCTTTTGAAAATTCCGTCAGCACCTTGCGCCACCAGAAAGCCCAGCTTGTACGGGCTACCTTTCACCTTTACCAGCGAGCGTCCTTTTCCCTCGTCCACCACCGACAATTCAGCCGGTTCGTAAAAGCACTTTTCCATGTCGTTCATAACTTTGTCCTTTCTTTGCTTGATGAATGTTCGGAAGTGGCGGTGCGTCCCAGAGTCAGCACTGGGCGGCGGGGAGGTGTAAATTCCCCGCTTGCACTGGCCGCACCATAGAAAGGAGCGGTGTCGTACAGCGCAATGCTTCCGCCCCCATACCCGTGCGGGTCGCCCTACCGTGTTCTTTTCATCTCCGGTAGACAAGATACATCCTTTGCCGCTTTCATCTGCTCACGCCGTTTCTGGCGTTCCTCAAACTTGCGGCGTTCCTCTTCTTCCTCTTTGCGGCGGCGTTCGGTTTCTTCGTACCGCCACCGGCCATAGGATTTACCCGCTGCATCCGCCTGTCGAACATCCAGCATCAGCCGATCCGGGGTAATGCGAGTTTTGCGCTGCGCACGTTCCGCCGGGGTGGTCTGGCTCTTTGCATTGCAGATCGGACACAGTTTGATGAACGGTGACTCCGCAATGAATGTTTCCTTACAGGTCGTGCAGGTCTTAAATATCGGCATTTGCGGTGTCCTCCCGCTTCTTATGATGGATGCTGCGGCGGGCATCGCAGATTCTTTTCTGTGCCAGCTCTGCGCTGTACTCGCAGTTCCCGTTCTTGTCCACCCGCCCGGTGTCACCGCGGCGAAGTTCGTTATAAATGGTGGAGCGGTGAACCCTCAGAGTTTCCGCGATACTCTCCACGCTGATCCTATCGAGGTAATATTTTTCCAGCTTCCGACGATCCTCAATCGTCAAATGTCTGCCGCCCAAAGCTCTCTCATCCCCCTTGTTGCCTAAAAATGCGCAAAAAAATAAACCCGGAAGAAACCGTGTCGATTTCTTTCGATTTTATTTTAACTATTCAGCAAAGTCCATGCAAATCAACATCCGTCACACCCCGTTCTATAATTTTTTAACGATTCTGCGTTCCTCTGTCAGAGTCCCCTTCTTCTACAGTTCCGGGCCATGTACGGTGCCTGCCAAATTTTTTCCTGCATTTTTGTTGATTTCGTTTGTCTCTGCCACATTTTATTTTAAAGAAAGATATGTTACACTATATTTATATTATATTTGCAGAGTTTTCCGGCTGGCTCAGCCGGATGCTTTGTTTTCTCAGGCGGCAGCCCCGGCTGCACGGCGCAGGATGTCTGCTGTTTTCCGGTCTGCTTCTGCCGATCATGTAAAAAATTTTCATAGGACAGCCCGTTCCAAAGCTCTGCGACCGGCTGTCCTGCAAATTATAAGAAGAAGGTTCTGCTAAATTGAAAGATCTGTTCATTTCATTCCGCACTGCAAATCAGACCTATTCTGTCCTGCGGCGCTCTGTCTTTTCCCTGATGCACCGCGCCGAAGCTGCACTTTTCTCCATTCTCATCCTCTGCAAGCTTGCCACGAACCTGTTGTTCGTTCCCCTGATGCAGCAGGTCTGGTCCCTGACGCTGCGGTTCGCTCCCATGCACTATTTGAGCAACAGCAATGCTTCGGATATTTTTACCTCCCCTGCCATTATCGGCTGCATCGTTTTCATCGCCGTCCTGACGGCCTTCTGGTCGCTGTTTGAATGTTCCGTCCTGCTGCATGGACTAGACCTTGCCCGCAAGGGCGAGAGCATCCGCCTGCCTGCACTGCTGTGCACCTCCCTGCTGGACGCCTGTCATGCCTTTCTACCGCAGAACTGGCTCATTCTGGTCTACAGCGCCACGCTGATCCCTTTCACCAATTTTTTCCTTGCCGTGAATTATATCACTCAGCTTGCAGTGCCGGAATATATCATGGGCGTCATTCGTGCCAACAGCCGGTATCACCTGCTTTATCTGGCCCTCTGCGCCGCACTTCTGGTTCTCCTGATCAGCTGGGTCCTGGTGCTGCCGCTGTTCCTTCTGGAGCACAAAAGCCTGTGGCAATCGGTTCGTGAAAGCGTCGGCTATGTCCGCACGCGCATTCTCCGCACATTTCTTCTGCTGCTGCGGTGGAATGTTTCGGCCCTGCTGCGTTCTCTGCTGCTGACTG